GCCTCCTCACTACCCATTTTGCGAGCAAGGCTGTTATAGACATTCTTGGCGGTACTTACCTGCATTGCTGGCATGAAGCGACCAAAAGTAGGTTCATTGAACATCTTGTCCCAAGTAACAGCATTTTTAAGAAATCCTTTATCGCTGGCTTCTGCAAAGTTGATAGGAACACCATTCTCTGCAAGGCGCTTTATAAAGTTTTCATTGGCTGAAAGGAACTTAGTTGTCTGTTTGTCTGAAAATGAGCGTACAAATGTTGCTAAGGGGCTATAAATCGTTTTAATACCACGAATTGGCTGCCCAGTAACGAATTGTCCAGCACCCAACGCACCCTCTTTCATCATCTGTGAGAATGTGAAGAAGTTGGCTGGAGTATGCGGAATACCACCAGCAAGCGCAATATCCTGCCACATTGAATTGAAATGAGCAGTCTTTCGCAAACCTTTTTCAATAATACTATCTGATTTACCAAAGATATTGTTGATGACATTAGCAACTTCAGGAGGCGCACTCATTGGCGCACCACGATAATCTTTAGGGAATCCCTCAGCTGAAATCATTTTCCAGCCGTGAGGAGTTTTACCAGTAGCAAGCAACCCCTGTTCCTTTAGGTCAGAGAATAACTGAACATTCCCAGTAGCTCGATTTACATTCTGCATGTAGTCAGCCACCATTTTTGCAGGGTTTGTATGCTTTGGAGTAAGACCGAGTTTTAGCCCCTCTTCATAGGTAGGGATAACACGCTTTCCCTCAGCAAGTGCCTTGAGTTGGAAACCTTTTTGCTTGGCAATTTTTTGTACCTCTTCAGTAGACTGTTTCCAGATGTGAGGTAGATAGTTCTCACGATAGCCAATATCTGCACCAGCATCAATACCAGCCTGTCTTGCAGCATCTAGTCTGGCTCGAGCTGCATCAGCAAACTCACCTTTCATCGTTCCACTTTCTATTTGGTGGACAGTATTCATATCGAGCGTGATACCCTCTTTTTTCGCCAAAGAAGTGATGTTGCGTTCCATGATATTTGCCTCTACTTTAGAGGAATATTCAGAACCAGCTCGCTTTTTGAAAGCGGCTTGCGTTTCATCAGCAAGATTTCGTACAGGAGCAAAAACATTATTCCACTTTGCTTTCATGCCACTGGTAACAATTTTGTCTTCAGCAGTAGGAATCATGGCATTTTTAGCAATAGCATCATCGTACATCGTAGAAGCGCCCTCTTGGGCTGCTTTAATAGCTTGCTTATCAAGTTTCACAGTGCCATCATTGACAGCAGTTTGGAATGCCTGACGAATTTCATCTTCAGTCTTTCCAGCCATTTTTGTGCCAGCACCCTCAAGCTGTGTAACCATATCTTTAGTAGCAGTATTCGCAATCACATCACTTCTAGCCTGAGTTTTCACAAACTCGCTTTTACTGCCAGCACTCACAGCTGCTTTTTCAGCATCAGACAAAACAACATCTGTTACGCCAGCTCCAGCTTTTGAAGCAGCTTTTTCAGCCATCTTATCAACAACCATACTTTTAGCTTTACTAATCCCAGCTCCAGCCAAAGGTATCGCTCCACCGATAGCACCACCAATGGCAGCACCTTGCAGATAATCGCCTAGTGTAGCATCAGGATTTTGCTTACCAGTTTCAATTGTGCCATAGCCAGCACCAAGTAAAGCCTCTGGAGCAGCTTTTTTTAGCGCCTGTTTGAGTAGGCTATCGGCAGCTTTTTGACCTACCTGTTTGGTGAGTTGCTCGACAGTGTCTTTAGCGACCTCTTTGCTACCCTGCTTGATTACCTGTTCAAGCATTTCAGTACCGCCAGTTTTGACAGCTTGTTCAACAGCATCTTTTGCCATTGTTTTGACAACTTGGGTACCAACAGCTTTTACACCAGCTCCAGCTAGACCATAGACACCAGTGGCATTTAAGAAAGTTGAGCCAGCAGCAAAGGCGGTCTTTTTGGCATCAACTTTTTGTGATTCATCAAATTGTTTCTTATTTTCAGCACTTTGAGCATCAAAATTATTATCTTTTTTGTATTTATTTACATCATTATCACGCTGTGTTTTTAATTGGGTAATTTTATCAAGGTCAGCTTTTGACATTTGTGATTCATCGGCACCGCCATCTTTAGCCACTTTGCCAGCATCAATATATTTGCCATAAATATCATTGATTTGCTTATTCGCTTTGTTTTGAATGTCATTCAGCCCACCCTGAAGTTTTGACTGTTTGTCAGTGGCGACGGAACCCTCAATAGTATCTTTAATACCAGTGTAAGCATTAACTGCATCATCCTTGATAGAGGTGGCTACCCCAACAATGAAATCACCAGTTTTTTGTAGGATGTTTTTGCTGTCTTCTTTTTTCTTAGCATCTTCCTCAGCCTGTTTTTTAGTCATGGCATCTTGGACGGCTTTATTAGCGATATCTTCTTCTTCCTGTTTCCTCCGTTTAGTAGCAATATCTGCCATAGCCATGAATGGACTAATATACCTACTTTTCCCACTACTTTGTCCAGAATTAGTAGAGCCATATCCACCAGAAGTATCGCTTCCATTCTGGTCTATTAGTGATAGAAATGGACTATTATATTTAGCCATAATACTATCCTAAGCCATACTGATTATTCTTTGGGTTCCTAAATGTACTAAATTGAGTATCAAATTCTTTACCACTATAACCCATATTAGTCCACATTTGTTTTGCCTGAGCGTAGTCTTGCTGATGAACAAATTTATCACCACCAGCAACTGAACGGAAAAATTGGCTCACCCCAGCTATATCTGCACTACGCTTATCAGCAGCACTTACTTGCGATGCTGAATATTGAGCAGAGCGATTTGCGGCATTTTGTGAAGCTGTAAAGTTACGTTCTTTTTCACGTTGTGTAGCATCGTAGACACGCTGTTTTTCAGCCTCAGTAGCCTGGAACTGCTGTTGTGCAGTCATCTTGTTCCAGTCAGCCAGTAAGTTCTTGTCATTTTCAACCAGTGCAGAAGCTTTATCATAAGCAGCTTTGCTAAGGTCGGCTTTCTTACCAAGTAGTGATGTGCGAGTGTTTGCAATAGCCGCTTGCAAGTTTGCAAGAGCTGGAAGATAAGTATTTGCAGTATATTTAGCCTGTTCATCTGGAGTAAAACCAGAAAAGAACATACCCTTGTTTTGAGCACCCTGCTCAATTTGTCCAAAGGTTGTTTTCTGCTGTGCGGCAAGACCAGCCTGTTGTGCTTGACCAGACTGCTCATTAGCAGTCATTTGAGTATCAAGAAGCTCCTGTTGGGGTTTCAGGGCTGCGTTTTCTTGTGCGATAGCTGCTTGTAAATCTCGTACTGATGGTGCTGGGGGCATTTTTATTTCTCCTATTGCTTATTTTATCAGAAAGTAGCCTCAAAAGGTATGTATCTAAAATTCAAAGTTGTGGTTTGCAGGTTTACTGCACCAGAATAAGGGTTCATCATATCGACTTTTATTGTGATATTGTTTCCATTTATTATCTGAGTAATTATTCCTGATAGAAGTGAACCATTCGTAGTTTCATTTATCATTGTGTAAGGAACAAGTTGCATACTCTTATAGCGACCAAAGTGCTGAATACTATTATCAAATATCATTTGCCCCATATCAGGCGATGTGGCTGTAAGTGAAGTTGTCCACGAGGCAGCTGCACCACCCCCTAATGTTCCAGATATAGTAAGTGAGGCAGTTTTAATCTGCCCAGCATTTTTATAGGCATCGAGGTCAGAGTCAATCAGTATTTTTGTTGGTTTGGTGAGAAAACCTAGTGTGTAGCGGTAGTAAATTGTCCTAGCTGAGGTGTACACATTCTCCAAGATAATATAGAAATTGTCCTTATCTGAGTAACCATAGGCAGAAGTGTAAAAATAGCGTGAATATGGACCACCTGGAGGACCACTGCTTGTATCTGGTGGACCATTGATTTTCTGATTATCACCATAGAAGTTAGTGCCATCTTCAGAGAACTGCAAATCAAATGATGGCGGATAGCCATGCGTATGAGGTATTTTTACAATTGTGAATGATGGAGCCATAGTACCGCCAGCAGCATTTGCTGTTGCGCTACCTGTGCCTTTTTGAAATATCTTGTCGATAGCACTATCAGAAGTTGCAGCAACATTACCAATATCATAAATCCTATACAAAAATGGGACAGCAGTAACTCCAGCTCGGTTGCTCGCCATAATGAACTTCACAGTTGTACTGTCTGCAATAATATTCATAAATGGGTCTACCTCTTGATAGGGGAATAGTCCTAGTGAACTATCTGGAAAAGCGTGAGAAGCCCACCACTTGCCATCTTTCATTGGGTCCCAATAGGCTTTCACCAAAGGAACATACCCAAGTCCATGATATACCGTAGTTGAGCCAGAGTAGGTAGCCCCGAATGCATCTTTTGGGAGCGTAGTTTCTGGGTCTACTGAGCCATTAGCATCAAGCGTACCTGTTCCCTCTATATAGATTTTCAGATACTCTTTATCACTTGTGAGCGAAAGGTCTTTAAGCAGGGTCATCGAGCGATACTCCTGGCTTAGCCATTTCAAAGCCATAAGTGCTAGTAGAGCGCTTGCCAATATTAACGTAATTTCTAGCATTAGGGTCAAACCACCTCCATGTTTCCATATCCATTGAAAATATAATCTGCGATTTAGTTGCTACCATAACATCTACTCCTGGCTGTGAGATTTTAATACCAAAATCCTTGCCAGTTCCCCAGCCATCTTTCTGATAGCCAAAAAGCATACGCCGTGAACCACCATCAGAAAATACCTGTGTCTTGAGCATCCCATTTAGGCGGTCAATGACTTCGTTCAAAATAGAAATCTGCACCTCTTGAGATGCATTTGGTGGAACATTCTTGAGTGTCCCACCGTCCATTTTCACACCATTAGGGAACATTAGCGTACCCTACCTGATTTTACGAGTGCCATCCAGCCTAGAAGCATAACAGGTGCAGCAAGCGCATCACAGGCAAAGCGGTACTGTGTTTGCTTACCACGACCACTCATAGGGACTTTATCGTCAATCAGCTGTGCGCCACCGCCCCACAAAGTACCGTCACCCCAGGTAAATGTACCCCACTTTGAGCCACCCTCATCAACAGGGAATGCCCCCATTTGAGGTTTTTCAAGGAAATCTATATCCTTACCAACCCACAGTGTATATGGTTGTTCTGCTGGGCGTACATAGGGTCTGAAGCGCTTAATACGGTCTTTTGCAGAGCCAGAAGCATAGGTTTTGTACATTGAATACCAGCGAAACTTGATAATCTTTCCAAGGTCAGACTCACCACTTTCACCCATGTAAATAGCACCAACTTTAGAACTGAACTCAATCAGCTCATTATTGTTTAACTTCCACTCTAGTGAACCACAGACAACACGCCCCTTGTCATGAAACCACTGGAGGGACTTATTGCTTTCTTTGCGTGAAAGCTCAAGGAGCAACATATCTTCAGATTTATCACCTGCTGCCGCTGGGTAGTAGATACGGAGCTGGTTGCGGTATAAGTGGAAACGGACTTTGCTTACATCAACAATGCTGTTGAGGAGTGGCTCAATAGTTTCAGAAATGCATTCATCATCACCACCGTTCCAACGATAAATTTGCTTGTCGTCAGCCATGAAATAGACGAAGTTTCTATCAGCCGTCATTGCCTCCTGAGAAACAGCTCCCTTTGTACCAATCGCTTGGCGCAACTGGAAACTAGAAAGGTCTGTGCCATAAAGGGTATATTTTGTTTCATGAGTGAACACAATTAAGTTATCTTGGAATTTGAGCCAGCCAGTCGGTTTATCTGGTGATTTAGGGTTATCGACATAGAAGAAATTGACTGTAGGATAACTTGTGAAATTATAGAGGTCAGAGAACTTCATTTGACCACTAGGAAGCATGAAAAATGCCCTGTTCTGGTGAATAATTACATTGTTTGCACCCGATGGAGCATTATCTATCACAGTCGGAGCGCCTGTTCCGTCCCACCAAAGAGAGGTGAAGCCATCGACCATGAATGTTTTATCATCTACTTGGTCAAATCTTACTTTCTTGGCGCTTGCATTGAATACTCCTGTCCCTGGGGTAGAAACATTTCCCAAATCGGTAACAGAATATAGGTTTGTATTCATTGCAAAGAGTGTTCTGTTGACTTCATTCTGTGGATAACGCCGTGTAAAACCAATAATTTCCCCTTGAGTGGAGAGATATGTTTTGTAACGCCATGTGTATCCAAGCGGTGTATAAACAGCCCCTGGGTTGACTGTTTTCATGCCACCTGCTGCTGCTGTTTGGCGTACTACATAGGTAGCCTTACCACCATCTTCAACACGCAAACGATGCCAGTATGTTGTACCAGCTGTGAGGTATGGAGCATCAATGAAAAATGCTGAAACATAGTTGTAGCTAGTAGAGATTGCACTAGTGTAAATAGAACTTTGCCCTATCAAAGCTCCTGGATTGCCTGCTACATCAGTAAATATCTCGATAATGACATGACCGACACCACTAATAACACTCTTGATTTCATAATCCATTTTGGTGAGCGCACCTGTCGTAGCAGGTACAAATGGCTCTGCAATCCAGTCGGTAACACTAAATGGAGCATCGCCACTGAGTGTAGCGGTATTTACGGTATCAAGCGTTTCACCTACTGGGGTAGATAAACGAGTAGAACCTTTACGAGTTCGCATTGCAACACGCTTATCTTCAGCATTTTTAGCATACATACGACAGTTCAACAGATATGGACTGAAATTAAACTTCATGATTTGGTCAGGGTCTGTAAGATATAGTCCCCTTAAATCAAAAGTTTCATCCAAGTGTGGAGTTGAGCCTGCGCCTCGTGAACTCCTTGGCTGTGTAAATGCACTTTTCATGGATTACCACTCCGTTTGGCGGCGTACCATCGCTCTGCCTGATTTAATGACACGAGGCTTGAGTGTACCGCTTCCACGACCATAGTTCCGTACAAAAGCCGTTCTAAGCCCCTGCAATCGCCCTAATTCGGCATCAGCCTCATTGTAGTCCTCATTGACCCTCATTACACGCTCTAGCGTCCCCAGAGTCATCAATTCACGACAATTTATTGGCAGTTCACATGTGTCTGTAGCAGTTGCCATAATTTTGGGGCTACGCAGATAGTCAATATTGATACTATAAGTAGCATCAGATGGTCGATTGAAACGCATTTTCTCACCAAAGAAAGTCCATTCAAGTGGCTTACCTGCTGGAGCAACAGAATATGTTGCGTATTGCTCCATAAACTCATCGTAATCCATTTCATAATCGGTAATATTTTGTGGCTGAGTGGGACTATAGAGCATTGTGGCTCGAATGAGCGTCATATAGTCATTTGGCAAATCGACTGACTCACTTGCACCAGCTGTAACACTTATAGCCGTATTCTGTTCCATAAAACGAATACGGTTATCGTTAAACAGCTCAAATTGGAAATCATTGGCAGCCTCATCAATAATCGCATCATCAAACGATGGGTCATCGAGCTTTCGCTTTACTGAGTTGCGTATATCGCCTAGTGTAAATTTTACAAATGACATATTTATTTCTCCTAGTGGTTATTATAGCATTTTAGAACAGCATAAGTCGCTGTAACTCAGTACCTGTATTTCTCAAAGAATAAAGCCATTGAATTGTTTTTGCTGTGTCATAATTCTTCACCCATATCTTATTGCCAAGCAGAGCAGCACCGTCTGGGTAGAGATTTGTTGACAGCGGCTCTAAGTAGTTCCCTCGCACAGAATACTTGAAGAAGCGGTTTGTAGCATCTTTACGGATGAAGATGTAACGACCCATAGCAAATGTGCTAGAACCAGTAGTAAATGTTTCACCATTTACTAATGTAAGTGCTTGCCACGCTCCTGCCCCAGCTGTACCACCAGCGATGTCAAAACGGTCAATCACACCAGAGCCACCACCACGAAGTGAGTAAATGTAACGACCATCACGGATTGTGCTTTCATTTGCCCATATAGGCTCTCCTGATGTTCCAATAGCTACTGCACCCATTCCAACTCCTGGTGCTGCTGCACGAGCTGTTGTAGGGGCTAATACTGTCCAGGTATTGGCAGATATTGAGTAGCGATACATCGTAACAGCATTGTTCCCTAAGAAATAAATCCAGTCAGAGTTTGCTTGTATCTCATATTGGCTTGTAGCATCTGGAACAACTGTCCAAGCGCTTGAAACAGTTAAAGTATCTGCGGTGTTTGAAGCAATTGTTCGATATTGCCCAACACCTGTACCAGCCGTAATTCGTACTTCGTAATTTGTCCACTGGTTGACTGTCCAAGTCTTTCCAGTCACTACTAAAGTAGATGCAGCTCCACTTGTAGCTGTACCAGTAGCAAAATTCTCATTGTGATTAAAAGCACAAACCAGACGACCATCCGTAGCAATGGTTGCAGGTAAGTTAGTAATGCTTAGAGCCGTCCAAGTCTGTGTAGCTACATCAAATACCTTGTAAGCATTAGCGGCAAGTGTACCTGCGCTTAGCACATAAAAACGACCAGTTAGAAGTCTAAACGTGTGAGCGTTAGCAATAGCTACAGGTACTGCACTATCAAGCGTAAGGATAATATTTCCTGTACCGCCCCCAGAAGTATCAATATCAGTAATTGTACGCCTTAAACCACTCGAACCAGCAGCAGAGATAAACTCTACAATTGCTCCTTTGGCAACTCCTGTAATGTTATGTGTTCCAGCTGCAACTTGAACCGTTGTAGTTGAGCCACCATTTGCAGTATAGTTCTGTGACCATGGATGATATTCACCACAAGCACCCGCACCAAAAGAACCGGCAAGAGCGGCACTTGGTATTTGTACGAAAGCATCTTCATCGTGATGGTAAAGATATTGCACAGTAGCAGATGAAACAAACATAGCAATATTGAAATTACCACTTTGCGGAGAAATGATAAATGAGCCAGCAGCACTTGCGACTGGTGCTGGAGTCATCATTTGCCACTCTTTGCGGTGGAGTAGGGCAAGGTTCTTATTTTGTACTGGCATATTTATTTCTCCTAAGTAATTGCTACATTATTGATATTTGATTGCAGTGCTGCGAGGTTCATCATAGCTGGGATTTCATTATTAGCCTGATAGCCGCCAACCTGAGTCTGGTTTGTAAGTGTTGAAACAGTAGTGACGCCACCACCAACAATAGTAACACGCAGGTCAGAAGCAACACCACGAGCGGTTGCAATTCCCTGGATTACTTGCTGTATCTCTTCCAAAATATCAGTCTGAGTTTCCAACTCAAGCTCTGTTGCTCCACCAGCGACTGAAACTGGAACAGGTGTGGCTCGAAGTTGTGCATCCGTAAGACCACCTGTAGAGCCTCCACTACCTCCACCGCCTTTTATTGTAACTGGGATAGAGCCATCGGCTTCAGTTGCCACCTGTACGGAAAAACCTGTGCTTGGGTCTTTATATGGGAAAGCGCCACCGCCCCCACCACCGCCAATAGGCTTATCTTTAATCTTTGTAAGTAGCTCGTTTGATTTCTCAAGTAAGCCCTCAACAGTTGATAAATCAGTAGGCAGCTGTTCGGGAATCTCGAACGACTGAAACGCACCAAGAATATCAAGCAGTGGCTTCTTTATCTCTGTCAGGTCAACTTTTTCAACATTTACCTGTGCTTTTGGCACTTTGACATCTACTTTTGGTGCTTCAACTACCAAATCAAGACTTTGGATAGCTTTGAGAACGGCATCTAGCTTTTGGTTTGTTTCAGCAAAATCCACTTCTTTTGGCTCAGGCAAATCCTGATGTTCTTTTGGTATTTGTTCTAATTGTGCCTCAACCGCCCTCAAAGCCTCAACAACAGGAGTAAAATCTACATCCTTACTTGCAACCAGTTTTTCAAGTTTTCCAACAGCTACAACAACCTTATCAACATCAGGGGTAGATACAGACTTTAATTGATTTACTACCTCTGTTTTTGTCGTATGACCAGATAAAAAACCAATTAAAGCCTGCGTAAGTGTCGTATCATTCTGCTTAATTGACTGCAATAAAGAAATAATATCTTGGTGATTTTTGGTTTGGCGGTCTAATTCAGCCTGTTTTTCAAGGCGTTGTGCTGTTTCCTGTTGTATTTTTCGTAGATTGTCTGATGCCATATAACATATTATAGCGTAAAACCATAAGAAAAACTCCCCCATAGTAGGAGGAGTTTCTCAGAGCGGTCAGCCCGACTAAGGGATACGGACGATACCACCAGTATTCTGCATGGCGATTCCATCGACATTCCAGTTACCAGTAGCACCAGACAATTTCACATAGTCGCCAGGTACTGCAAGAGCTTTCACGAATGATAGACCCTTGCCAGCAGCAGGAGTGAAACCTGCACCAGAAACAGTATCTGTACCGTTAGGGACAACAGTGAACCCAACTCGCTTGGCGGAAACTGCACCTGGGGTAGAGCCTACCATAAGACCCTTGTGGCGGATAGTAAATGTCAGACCAGCGGCAGCCGCAGGGAGTGTAAGAGCAACACCATCAGTAGTTACATCTTGCACAACACCTTGGTCAGCAACGGCAAGCGTTGCGTTCGTGGCACGAGTAGTAGCTGGCATGTCAGCATGTTTGTTAAAATCAGACATAGTTATTTATTACCTTTCTCTTCAGCAGCTTTCTTGGCTGCATCGGCTTTAGCTTTTTCTTCAGCAGCTTTTTTGTCAGCTTCAGCTTTTTCGGCAGCAGCTTTTGCATCTGCTTCCTCTTTAGCCTTAGCTTCGGCTTCTGCCTTAGCCTGCTCTTCAGCAGCTTTCTTGGCTGCATCGTCCTCACCAGAAGTTTTATCGGCTTCTAGTTCAGCCACCTTACGGCGGAGCGATTCAAGCTCAAGCTTGTCAACGGTGCTTTGCAGCTCGCTGGCTTGAGTAACAGTTGCATCTGTTCGTGCTGTTTCAACGATAGTTTTGATTTCGTCAGCCTTTGCAGGTCGAACAAATTCAAATCCTAGTCTAACAAATGCTTCTGCTTGTGCGTTTCCAGTAAGTGGGTCGTACAGAGTTATTGCCTCTGTGCCATTTGGGTGGCGATACAGACCTGCTTCAACAACCATCGTTGATGTTTCTTGAGCAATTTCACTTCGGTTTACTTCTACTTTACCCATATTTCAGTCCTCCTTAAAGACTAGGCGATTTTGCGAAGACGAATCGCAACACCCTTATTTTGTGGAATGAATGCATCGTAGTAACGGCGACCCATGGCAACCATACCGTCAATACCAAAGGCGAAACCATCACCGGTTCGGATGCTGTTGAACTTAGTAGGTGCTACAAGCACTTTTTTGCTCACCAACATGAAACCAAAGTTAGCGATGAAGTAGCTGGCAGGACAGACAACGATGGTCATGCCCATAACAGTACCAATCACACCAGTTGCACGGTCAGCGTGTGTACGGTCACAAGCTGTCTTAAATTCTGGGTCACGCCACAGATAGCTTTCGGCAGTTGGCTCGATGTACACAACGATGTCATCAAGGCTAACCTTAGCGTTAATAAGAGCGGCTCGCTCGGCAAGAATACCCTGGAAGATATTCGTGTTTGAAAGAGCAGAAGTCGTTACCTGGCTGTTTGCAACAGCATAGCTGGTAAGAATACTCAATCGGTAAATATCAGTCGTTGGAATAGATACTTCACGGACTTGGCGTTTAACAGCCTCATCAATCGCTGGGACCATTTTGCTATCTTCACGGTTTCCACGGTCAATAGAAATGGCAAACGATTTGTCCTGAGTAAGAACAAAGGTCTGAGTACCGTTACCAAGTTCGATAAGCTGACCATAGCGCATCGTACCAGTACGAACATAGTTGTTTTCAGCAACTACATCCATGTTGTAGATGGTTACAGCGTTATTGCCGTTTGAGAACTCAAGCTCAACACCATTGTTGATGATAGAGTTCGTTTTTGATTCAAGATAAAACCGTTCATCAATTTTATCAAGAACATCAGTTGCATAGTTTTGCATATTGTTTGTTACCTTTCTCTAAGGGTTATTAGTCCCATTTCGAGAAACGCTCTAATCGCTGTTGCTCAGGAGTTTTTGCACCAGAGGTAGGTGATTTTGCGCCTCGTCCTGGGGAATTGGCTTGACTTTCCTTTGCAATTCTCTCACCCTCTTTTTTAGCCGCTTCATCTGCGATGACACTAGCATTACCGCTGGCTATTCGAGCCTTAGCAATTTCTAGTAGGTCAGGCAATGATTCTGGACTGCTCCAAACATCAAAGGCACGCTGCTTCGCTTCTGGGCTAGTAGCCGCCGCTACTTTTTCCCTAAAGATTTCCACAATTACCTTGCCCTCGGCTTCGGTCACTTTATTCGATTGATAAAATTCAGACTGTAATCTGGTGACTTCTCTGGCATTGTCACGCTCTTCTAGTTCACGGACTTTTCTCTCCAAAGGGTCTACGTCTTCATCGTCATCAGAAGATTTTTCAGGCTTTGAGTTCTTTATTTCGTCTGCTAATTCTTTCGTTTTAGCAGCTTCAGCTTCGGCTTGACGAGCCTTGGTAAACTCACGTTGCTCATTACGAGTTTCCTGATAAGCTTTGCGTTGCTCATCAGTGGTTGGCTTTACACCAAAACGCTTTTCCGCCCAATCGTCAATATCTTCATCGAGTTTGACTGAGGTAGGAGTGTCTTCCGTATTAGTATCTGTGGTTGTTGTTGACTTGTCGCCATCAGCCGCAGAATCGGTTGACTTTGATGCGTCCAGGTTGTTGTCAGTGTTGACAGGCTGGGTATCTGTCCCTGTTGTAGTTGGGGTCTGCTCGGTTGTAGCACCAGCCGTGCTGTCGGCAGAGTTGTCCGCAGGGGTAGTAGATGTTGGGGGCATCTTATTTCTCCTTATGATTTATTGAAAATTGCTAACCACCATAGATGGTTATGTTTCAATAATACAACATAGAGAAAGACGTTGCAACTACGCTTCAGCTTTGTCTGACTCTTCGCCATCAACAACAGTTTCAGGTTTTTTAGCCTGAATTGGTGTGATAATTTCTTCAGAAGCAATCATTTGACGCTGGATATAGTTCATGATTTCTTCAATACCAGCAGCTTTATCGAGGTGAGAAACACGCTGTTCCTGTGTAAAAAACACATTTTTTATCTCTTCAGTACCATCTTCGAGCTTGAAACCAGTTTTTTGTGCGCCAACACCGTCTTTGGCAATTTTTAGGTGATAGTCCATAAAAGACTGACACTTATTGAGCATATCAGCTAGTAAATCATTACTAGAAGCGCTCTGGTACAGTGCTTTTACCTTGCGAGCTTCATTGGTACGCTCTCTAACAGCACGTTGATGTGCTTCCATACGCTTACGCTTATCTTGGATTCGTTTAGCGATGTTTCCCTCGCCCTCTTGTACTGGTTCAGTTTTCATGATTTGCTCCTTACTGCTTATTTAAATATTCTATAGCTTTACCCAATAATTGTACATCATCACGAAAATATCCAAGACCACGGTTACAAGCATTACAAAGTATACCCCGAACTTTACCAGTAGTATGATCGTGGTCAACATGGAAATTGGTAGTTTTACCATTTTTAATCAACTCCTCACCACTACTAGTAATATTTGTAAGACCGCATATTTTACATACACCACCCTGTGCTTCTAACATCTCATAATACTGGTCCACCGTAAGCCCATATAATTTTCTAAGTTCATAAGCCCAACCTACCCTACGAAACTTCTCTGGGTTCCTATCACGCCAACCATCTAGATATTCTCTACAACACTGTTTGCAACGAGCCTGTTTACCATTCACACCATTAGCGTTTCCGTTGTAACACTCCCATGGCTTAAATATTAAACATTTTGTGCATACCCTGCCTAATGCATCAATCTTTGTTTTGGTAGGTGTCTTATGAGCCATATAAACTATAATATATTACTATTATAGTTTATGCAACCATTCCAGCTGGGGCTTGTGCTGGTGTTGGTTGTGGTGGTACAGCACCACTGCCATCTTGTGGTTGATTCATCATTGCATCTATTCCTGGCAGTGGTTTACCATTATTATCTGTTGCAGGATACATTATATCTGCTCCTCTACCAGCCAAATCCATTAAGTCGATTTGAGCTTTAGCCTCATGGATAGGATCTGGCTGATAACCAGCTTTAACTTCCATCTGCATTTTTGTGAATTCGCTCGCATCCTTGTAATTTATGACGGCAACATCTTTAATATCTTCCTTTGGAGGAGTAGGTGGAGCGAGTAGTTTATTAAATGCATCATCAGTGAGGCTTGGGTCAATCTTCTGGAGCATCCAGCGCTTGATTTCAACTGGGTTAAAGATTCCATGTGGGTCGTCAGAAAGGATTTCATATATTTGGTTATCTTTCTGACCAACTTCCATCTGCTTTTGCTTGATAGTAGTATCGAGCTGTGCATGGATTTCCCATTCGCCATCAGCTTCCCATGGGTCGAAGTCTTTGAAGAATACGCCATTTTTACCAACAATACGCATAGCAGTCTTCTTAGTGACAAAAATCTGCACCAATTTGAATATGACGCTTGCGAGTTGAGCATATCCCTCATTTTCGAGGTTAGAAACTTTCGTTGAAAAGCGCATTTGAGCCTGTTGCATTTGTGTAGAGATTTCAGTAGCAGTTGTACGGCTATTCGCAATAGAACCACCCTGTACTGCCTCATCAGCAGCCGTAGAACGGCGCATACGCTGCATAATGCGCTCTTGCTTGTTGTCCAAGTCGCCAGAAAGCTGTGGTCGCTCTAGCGCACCCATTGCATTGTGAGGAATTGGATAGACCGCACCAGGGATAGTTTCAATTTCAGCCGCCAAATCAGCAAACTGAGGGTCAATCCAGTACATCGGTGTATTTTGATAGGCATTATTATCAACCTGCATTGCCTCATAGTCATTGAGAAGCTCCGCATCATAGATAAGCAGTGCCATTTCACCCTCAGCATAGAACTGTGAGCTGTCGATATAGTCACGAAGCACTGCAAACGGCAAAAATGGCTCAATTTCTTTGAGTTTTTGTTCAACTTCGATAGTTTCACCCTCTGGACCGTCAACTTCAGCTAGGCGAGTCATTTCATCACGCTGACACCATGTTTTTTCGTTGTAGATGAACTCTTTGCGGTTGCCAATTTCGTAAATACGACCAGTAGGCAAGTGGTGGAGCTTAATAATGAATACCTGGTCTTTAGCGGCATCATCACCAAGAGTAGAACCAGCAAACATATCCTTGAACTCTTTGTCCATACCCTTGTTATCAGCGTCATCAGACTTGCCACCGTCTTTTGGTCCAATCTTTTCAAGATTGTTGTAGCGGTCAACCCACTTTTTCTCTTCAGCATTGTAGATTTTTTGGCGTTTTAGGTATTCTTTGTTCTGCAAATAGACATAACCAGCATATTCAGCTGGGTTAAGCGTATTTACTAAGCCAGTCGAGGTTGGGTCAACAAAGAAATCACGAACTGGAATGTTGAAGATAAATGGTTTTCCATTGCGCCACTCTGCACCAAGAACAGCTGTGCCGTAAAGCAACATTTCACGCACCCACTCTTGGTTCTTCAAGCCCATTTGGTTATCAACCATGAAATAGTCAAGCATTTCATTCATAACTTCTGTGTCATGAACCTGCTCTTCATTGGTTGGCAAGAAATGGAATCGAGGATTGCCAGAAGCGATATTGCTCACCAAAGTTTCAATAATTGTATGTGCTTCACGAATAACAGGGTCAGAAACACCCTCATAATTGCGGATAACTCGTTGACCCTTGTAGACACGGAAATAATTGTCCCAATTTGAGCGATGACCACTATCAACATACTTTTTAGCATCATCATACAGCTTCAACGCCTCTTTGAGCGTCAGCTGTCCTGTTTCCTCAGCCTCGTCTGTGAACTTTTCGTGCTGCTCGTCTTCGGGCGATGACTTCGCTGTGTCGGGTGTTGCGAGTTTTGCCGATGGTAATGTCGGAGAAGTCGGAGGGGTTATTGCTGCTTGTGCTTCTGGTGGCATTTGTATTTCTCTTTACTGGCTTATGAATATTTTCTTTAGCGTATTCAGTATTCAGAGAGTTGTAATCTGTTAGATACAGAGCAATCGCTTTCGCCATCACTGTGTCATCGAACATACCCTCTTGTGCGTTTGTAAAACCTTGGTCATCGACCACATAGGTCATACATTCACGGATGAATACTACATCCAAGTCAATTATATCATTATCTCGTATGGCTGTCGCCAAGTTGTTTATGATTTTCGGTTTTGTTTTACGATTTGTCTGCCAACCCATGAGTGAAGTGCGCTCTTGGAACTGGTGTTCTTCAGAGTTTTTACGCATAAATAAGTTTCGATAGAATTTATTTCGCAGACTTTGGACTGTCGTAAGTCCATGGTTATTTACTTCAACACCAACTAGCGCTGTGTTGTAGAAAGTGCCAATGGCATAGACAACCGCACCAAGTAAATCAGGCTCGATGTGACCACGCCATCTTGCTACAGTTTTCAGGTCAGATTGCCGTGTAACATCTATCACAGAGTAGTCATTTTCCTTTTTGGCGGACTCATTGTTCAATTTACCCTCTGAAACGTCCACACCAATGACATATTTCTCAGTTTTTTCAGGCAAATCCCATATTTTGAGTGGTGATGGGTCTTGGTCTTGAAATGTTCGAGCCACTTCATTGAATATATACTTTTCAACAGCCGTTGGGTCTGGATTAGCGACAACCTGTCCAAACATAGGCGATGGTGCTTTTTGAGCAATTTGCTCCATGCGTACCAGCTTATCAATCTCAAATCGTGGGCGACCTGATGATAGAAACGCTTCCATGTCGTCTTTCGGATATTCCTGATAAAACTTCTTTGGCTCAGAGCGAAACTCCTTACGCTTTTCCCTACGCCACAGTATTTTACGGTCCCAGCTAGCTTTATCGTAGTTTTTTTCCTCAAAAATACGGAGTAAATCGAGTTCTTCGTCATCATAGATACCGTTGCAAGTACCCTCTATTTCGTACTCATTATGCTCATGCCAAGCGAAGAATAATGGTCGAAATGCAGATTCACCCTTTTTAGCAAACTGCCACTCATCATAAAAGAATCCACCGACACCGTTAGCGGTACTCTCCAAGAAAGCAAAGGTAAATGGAGCAAGCGGAACAGCCTGAATTGCTGATGAAACAACGTCAGCTTTAGCCTCCCAGAACGCTACCTCAGAACCGTGGAAAAAGTGAATAGTGGCAGAGCGCCCTTTGCCCTCTTTTGCTACCAATGTCTTGATTTCACTACCAAGACCAGGAGAACGCTTACCTTGCGCCTTATATTCCTCCTTGATTTGGTCATCAACATCAAAAACCAGCCCTTTGACGTTATTGTATTTTCGCCGTGGCTGGAATGTTGGATGGCAATTATCAAAGTAGCGCTTAAACATCTGATAAAGGTTAGCTGAGGCATCGGTTTCGTGAGCGATAATCACTGTTTTTATATTGCGGTGGGTCGTTGTCCACCAAAAAGCAAGTGCCTCAATGACCGTTGAAAGCCCCATCTGCCGTGCTTTCAGAATTATATAGCGAACAGGGCGACCATTGGCAATATCATTCATCACCTCTTCAACAAGCAGTTTTTGCGCCCAGTTGAGGACAAACGGCACAATTTCTCCAGAGATTTTGTCCTGAATCATCAGGTTGCGCTCACAGTAGATGTAGAAATCTTCGGCAATAACCTTAATAGCAGCTTTCAACTGCTCTTCTTGGCTCAAATTGTGGTAGTCGGGTATTCGGCTTCTTACCAAAGCTCTTGTTTCTTCTCGGAGTTCTTGCGCCATGTGCCTTGCCTTTTCTGTGTTAGCTCATTTTGGGGGTATCGCTCATTGAATTTATCAACGACATCTTCAACTTTCCTACCTGTATTATACTTCTTTGGGTCATAATCTTTTAGTATCGCCCATGCCATGATGTCGGGTGCTAAATCGACTGCTATCTGTACAAACTTGGAAAAATTATCTATTTGTGCCGCCACTTTTAGCTGTGGCTCTGGCAAATAGATGTGAGTTCGCTTGGATTTTTTACGATATTTTAGCTTTGGCATAGTTAAAACGCTGGAGTATCAGATACTTCCTCTTGTGGGACTGGTTCTGGGTAAAATAGCTTGATTTTTGTCTTGCGGTGAGGCTGGGAAACCTTACTTTTTGCCACTGTAACCTCTATTTCATGCCCTAAATACAGCCCATTTTTAGCATCTTTGGGAAATCGCCACGATGGAATCGTTTTGAGCGCCAAAATAAGTGAGGCAGCGTATGGAACACCCATTCCGCCTGGTGTGTACTTCATCGGCACATAACTCCCAATCACTTCACGCTCCTGGTTGATTATGACAAGTGCAGTGTCAGTATTTTTCAAAATCATTGGCACAACACGCATTAGCTTGTTCACAACCAAAGCCTTTTGACCGATGTTTCGGTCAGTGCTTTTGCCGTCCTGCTCGGTGCGGAACGTCATGCTCGCCAAAGAATCAACAACAATCATGTCATATTTGCCCGACTGAGCGGCTTTCAGCACCACCTCATAGACATCTTCGATAAAGGCAGAATCATTGTACAAAGTGAAATTATCAGCATCTACTTCCAAATCAGCCAGCAATTCTGGGTTCAGACTTGCTTCGCTATCGACATAAAATACTTTTACATTATGCAAACCAGCTAGCATATTAAGCGCAAGCGTTGTTTTACCGACTGCATACGGTCCCTGAATTTGTGTTACACGACCACGAGGTATTTTCTGAAACACATCTAGCTCTTTTATACCAGTAGTAAGCCACTCAACTTCAGCTAGCCCCATCTTCTTGAACGCAGCCAAGTTTTTCTCACGGTCGTAAGGCTTTTTTTCAGATACTTCACGCTTTGGAGCATCCTTAGTTATTTTAGCGACCTTCTCATCAATAATCTCCCCAGTTTTTTCATCAATATTATTTTTACGAGCATACTGTAATCTACATTTTGGTGAACAGAATTTTGCTGTTGCTCTTTTTGGCTGAAACTCAACCCCATCGTTCAAACATTTTGCCATTTTTTGATGCTCCTTAGCGTTTCATAATTATACTCTTAGCGTATCATTTTAGCGTTTCAAATTCAATAGCGTTTCGTAGTAGGGGTACACGTTTTTTATTTCAGTCAGTATTGGGAAATCTTATTGCACGTTCAGCGGCTTACAGCGGAGGCAATACTAGCGCTCATACCCCTAAAGCCTATTATAAGCGACTGCGACTCATCCGAGGAGCAGGAGCGCACCAAAGGAAGAAAGATTGAATACAGAGCCTGTAGTAAGGTCACAGAGGGTAAAAAATACTGGGTAGAAAAAATATGGGAGGAGAAATTTTTAGTGGGTCGCAGTCGTAGCGAGATAGGGATAGTACCGTAATAATACTCACTCATAGCCTGCGACACACCACCCTTTGGGGACTACCCCCCACCCCTACCCCCCTATAACTACCTCATTATATCATTATAAAATCTTTTTATTATTTATCAAGTAATAATGATGATGTATGTATACATGGTATGGGTACATGGCCCACCAAGAGAAGAGGGTGCCTGATACGCTACGCTATATGTAGTGTGTACTGTTACGCTAATTATCTTGTTACGCTAACAACAGAGGTGGATAGTGTCGCACAATATACATTTTCAGACATTACCGTTTCATATTGTTACGCTAACATATAGCATTTGATACGCTAACGGCCGCCACAGAGGCTCACAAGCGGTTTAATCAAGCACCGCCTCTATATTGATGTTCAAGTGCTTTCCCTCTTGTCGTTGTACCGCTTTACCCCTAATGTGGTCAATTACAAAATGTGCGTTTTTGGTTGCTACTCTTTCATCAACACTATTCACCATCTTCCCCACCCTCTGCACTGCATCAACTCCAATCTGTTGTAGGCTATTTTCAATGTAATCTAAAGCATTCTCATTTTCTGCTTTTTTCTTAATTCTCCATGCTCTATCCCCAGGTTTCAATATCGTGGGATTTATGGCCCTTTGTGCAGCGCTACCATTACCCAGAGTTGCCTCTAGTGCTTTGTGTTCGGCTATTTCTTTTGGTGTGATTTTTCTATATGCTCTCATGCTTGCATTTTATCACAAAATAGGGCTTGCGGGGCGTTGTGCCGTTTTGGCGGCTTGTATTCTTTTTGGTGCTGCAAATTGTAAAGGTGCTTTTTTGTGTTTGTATTGCTATATTTTGCGCTTTTCTTATACTATAATTATAGCACTTTCACCCCTGTTATTACAAGCATTTTATAGAGTTATACACAGGCTTTTTTGCATTTTATGGGCTTATAGTGTTGACATATGGGCTTATGGTGTGCTATACTTTAGACAGTGAGATAAGCAAATAAGGGCAAGCTCACTATATAGATGAACATTTACAGTCTGCAACACTACCGCCGATGAAAGGCTAATCATCAATAAACAATATAGCTCTAGGTACTGTTGCAGCTGGTCCATCAATCGACAAAACATAAAAACAATAAAAAGGAAAATATAGCAATGTATAAATTGAAAGTAGGAAAAAACAAGTATAAATTAATCAGTAAGGACACCGCCAAAGTAAAAGCGTTCAATAGTTTGACTGTTGCGCTTGCACTATATGGCATATACTCAATCATCATCAAATAGAAAACTACAGAGGTAAAACATGAATTTCGAGATGACACCGGGAACTACACCTGTTGACAACATAATCAAGCAATTACTCAACAACTAATAACTTGCTTCTGCTATGACCCTAGCTATAACGGTGTGGGTGTTCATAGGCAAAAGCTGAAAGGTTACACAACAATGGAAACTACAGAAAACACGTTCAAAAAATATCTTTTGGACAATCACGAAAAAGATGAATTGAAAGATTTAGCAAATTATGGTGCTACTGGTGGGTTTGGTGGAATGATTTACTACTACCAGACAGAGGCGCTATATAATGAACACGCTGAAAGCCTATGGCTTACACTTGAAGAAATAGCCGATATGTATGGAGAAAAACCGCTTGAAGTTTTGGCAAAAGCTTTTGATATTACCAATGAAACCACGTTCAAAAACTCTATAGTATGGCTTTGTGCTGAATATCTAGCGCAGCAAATTGTAAACGATGAAGACGATGAGGCATAAAATGATAACGCTTACATTAAAAGAAAATGCACTCACAGAAGACATTCAAGACCGCACACACACAGAATTTTTATGTAATCAAGCTGGCTATTGCTGGCTGGAGGTAAAGTAATGGAAACTCAAACATTTTTGAACATTGTTTACGACATCATTGCACAAAATCCAGTTGCTGGCGCTTATGGGATGATGGGGCAAGAGCATGACATCATGACAGACTTAGTGGACCATGTTGACACAGAAAAAAACACAATTGTTTTCATCAACCAAAAAACAGGTAAAGAGTTTGAACTAAGATTAGTTGAAACTTACGCCCCATCAAGCAAGGTTGCAAGAGGGGGGCTGTAATGTACAAAGCATCTTACGCAAATGGCGAAAAGTGGTTTGAGTTCCTCAAGATGGGCGCAAGCGCCTACAGCACATACAGAGTAAACGGCGACGGCTCTATAACTCAGTTCGACCAGTACCGCTTAAAATCAATGGCCAAAAAGTGGGTGCAGTTCATGAATGACAACTATGCCACAGATGGGGGACGGCTGAAAGTATTCAAAAGCTCAGAGGGTGAAGAATTTTTGAGCAAAAGCACATTCGCCAAAATGAATAATGATGGCGAGGGCTTCCCACTCTGTAACATCTACAAAGAGAAAGTTTTACCAGATGAAAATGACTTATGCAGTTTGTGCCGCATGCATAGCGCATCCGTTACATGGGATGGCAAATGGGCCACACTGGAACAGTTGAAAGTAACAAATAACATCCCATTTTGAAAAACTACGGAGGTGATATGGACAATTTTGGTAAATTTAAAAAATGGCTTACAAAGCGTGGGGCGGTCGTATTAGACCCCACAAACCCCTATGAAGCGGTACGTTTCAAAACTGTCAATGGCGTTTCGGTTATTTACCGCCGCAATACTGGGGTACTAACTTTTACAGGCGAAAGCGAAGAAGCCTGGAACGCTTACCAGAATAATAAAGCATGGAAAGCTGTGGACCGCAAGCGCCAAAACTTACGAGCCAAAAAAGCACGGCTAGCAAATAGAGATGGTAAAATGTGCTTTTGCTGCACTGCAAGACTGGGATTTGATGAGCTTACAATCGAGCATATTCTCAGTTTTTCGCATGGCGGCACAGACAATGAAAATAATTTATGCTTGGTGTGTGAACCTTGCAACAAACTACTTGGCAATTTGCCAGTAGCCAAAAAGATAAATATCGTTTTTGAAAAACGAAACTCAATAAAGCCACATAATGTAAATGGAGTTATGCGAGCAATAAGGAAAATGCTATGAACTACAAACTACGACCATATCAACAGGAAGCAAGCGACATTGCGGTAAGACTACTGCAAAAAAGCGAAAAGCCATTTGTTATCCAGGCAGCAACTGGAGCTGGTAAGTCGCTCATCATCGCTGACATTTGCCATAGACTTGATGCACCTGTACTAATTTTGCAACCATCAAAGGAAATTCTGGAGCAAAACTACAATAAGCTCAAGAGCTATGGAATTGATGACATAAGCATTTACAGCGCAAGCCTGAAATCAAAAGAAATTGCAAAATACACCTATGCAACTATTGGTTCAATCTACAAAAAGCCAGAACTA